CCGATAGGCTTAAATATGTGATTATACACAAGCGTTTTGAGCAGAAAAAATTCGATCGGGTTTACTAAGTGTATATTTATTTATTAAAGTAATTAATGTTTTTTTCATGTAACGCATCCCTGTTCTTTTTTTTTATATTTTTATAGTACACTCACTCATGGTAAGACTTTGATAATATATAGGTATAGTGTACTCGTGATAATCATGTAACGCATCCCTGTTCTTCTCTTTTAAACATTCATTGGACATGTGAATACAGTTAAAGTTAAATATACTTATACAAACATGTCGAATATAGTGAATGGTATCAAAAACATATTTCGATGCGCATTTAATTTTAGAGTGAAATCTCTACTCACGGAGGATAACATCGAAAATTCGATATGGACTAGTCCTGATTTCGAAGACGTATTAATCGACCACATCACGAGAGGAAACTCATGCATGGAAATATGTGAAATATACGGAATACCGTATGACACTTTAAAACGACGTTTGAGACACATCGCTTACGACATGTATGTCGAACGAAGTGATATCATGGAAATTAGAAATAAAACAGGTATCACTGCTCAAGAATTATTAGGGGAAATCGATCGTAGAGAAGGACCGAGTAAATCGAAATGTATAAGATCACAAAGAGAGGGTATCCATGAACCCTTTTATTAATTTAAAGCTTTTATGATAAAAATATATACATGACTATTTTTATTGAACCGAGTACGACTAATCGCCCGGTAACTCGTTCTCAGAAAGCAAAAGACAAAGACTCTTTTTTGGAGACTGTGGCAGAGACGAACCCAAAAGCCCTGACGGACGAGGGACGCGCCGAGGTAGAAACTATAAAGGCACGGAAAAATGCCAAAAAGGTTAAACCTAAGAAATCACCACCCAAGAAATGGACATGGGAAGAGGACGAGAAGTTGATGGACGAAATTTTAGGCTCGTTATTACCTACCGAAAATATCGCACAAGAACACAAACGTTCCCCCACCGCGATCAGACAGAGAGTCATTCATCTTTTAGCCGAATTGCGTTATCGGCATCAAATGATGCTTAAAACTAAATTCGTTTGGAGAATTGTGACACACTCGTTAGTGGCTGTTACGGCATATGCTCTCGGAAATCACCCGGATGCCATTCCTCTTCCACAAGTGAATCTTATAGGCGTCTCCGCTTAGTTCTATTAAAGATATCGTTCGTACAATAATCAATGATACGAGGAGTACAATTACGAAATCGTATTCGCTTTTTTGCCGATAGAATATATTCTCAACTAGGACCAGGTTTTAGTGAGAGAGTATATCATAATGCTATGGAAATTCTGCTTCGTAAAGATTCTATACCATACGAATCAGAGAGGATAATCCCAATTGAATTTGATGGACATAATGTAGGAAATTTAAGAGCTGATATTATAGTAAATAAAGAACTTGTGGTAGAATTCAAAACCATTAAATCCCTGACGGAAGCGTCAGAGATTCAGGCTCGGAATTACCTTCGTTTGACGGGTTTGAATAACGCACTTTTGATTAATTATCCTCCGGGGAATCTTCAAGAGTGTGAGATTCGTTGTGTGACATCCATACAAGAACCGGAAACGCCTTCGCCATTAATTTATAAGAATGAAGTGTTTCCTCGTGATATTTAGCCGGGTTTTTAATTTCTTCTGTGAGTATTTCTCTCGCTCTCTCTAGATGATATTTTGCTTCATCTACACAGAACTGAACGTGCTCATCCATTTATTTTATAATAAATGACATCTTTATACCTATTGTTTAGATCTCGTTACCCATCGAATGATTCTTTTCCAAATGGACACCTTGTTACGCTTCGGTTCCACGGGATATAGATCTTCGTATAATGTATATTTCGGTTTCGCATTGTGTTTGAACGCATTGAATAATTCACCATGAGGTAAATAGAACCTTGTTATAGGAGATTTACTGTTCGGATCCCAGCTAACCTTTTCTATACATTCTTCTATGCGCCATTTACGGGGAGGAGGTTTGGGATACATCGACGATGCGCGTCGCGCCATATCTTCTTCGCCTCCGATGACATTCCCTTTAAAACCCGGGACTACATTGTATTTCACCGCGCGTTGTATCATATCATCTCTTCCCCCGATTGTTCTCCCCTTGAAACCGGGGACTACGTTGTATTTAGTGGCAGATGAGATCATGTATATACATATGTGTCATTAAATCTTTAATCAATTGATCCGTCTCCGTTCTCTAATAGGTCTGGATCTATAAATTCTTGTAGGTCTTCTCCTTTTAATGCCATGTTGTGACCGATGGGCAAGGCATCTTGTCTCTCTAGGCTTTTGGTTGGTTTGTTTTCCATGATCTGTTTATGGATTTCTGTTCGCATACGATCGGTTTCAGCTTGATGTTTTCTTTCCGCTTCTAGTACTTGAGGAGACTTTTTCCATTTGGGTTTCATTCTCATTTGATTTACTTGTATATGTAATTTACTATTCTCTGCTTGGAGTTCTTTCAACTCCTTTTTCAAATCTTCCAACGTTTCCCTCTTCTTGGCTTTAGCGATCACACTTTGGCGCACTATCCAGGGTTGCAGACAGTGGATAGTATTCGGCATATATGGTTATACAATATAATCTTTAAATCGTTGGTATAAATTCCCAACGAAGATCATTACATATCTTCTTCCAAATCACATCTTGTTGGTACAATTTCTCCTTCGATTTGAGAAGGGGAAAGTATTGGAGATACGAATCTTCGGATAGGAGTTCGCAGAATTTATATAGAACATAAGAATATGATAGGAAATTCTTACGTTCTTTAGGACAATTGTCATCGAATGGACGCTGTATGTCCTTAAACATAATTCTAAGCCGTTCTTCTAATTCTTGTGGCATACTAGGAGGTTTAATACCATTTAGAATGTTTGTTATATATGGAACGTGTTCGTAAAATCTATTAAGTTTCAATTTCTTAAGAAGACCCCGTATTTTAGCGTGAGTTATCTCATCTAATGATTTTATCTTCAATTTCTTCAACTCTACCCGTAACTTGTCTATCACATCCGGTGGTATGGTAGTCATTTCTTGTGCTTGGAACTGACTCATCCACTCATTGAAGTGGTTCTCTCTCTTGTATGAGTAATTTACGATTTTCTCTGAACTTTCTTGTTCTTCCCTATATGTAAGTTCCTGACTAATCATTTTTGATACAACTAACCCACAATTATCGCACGTGAGGTCACTAGTGTCGTTAAAGTGAATAATATTACTATTGGGACATCTCGGACAGACGTCTATATTTTCTTTCACGGTTTGTCTATTTATGTTGTGATTTTCTACGTCTATTAAATAATCAACATAAATGTCTTTTCGCTGGAGACCATGAGTTTCCTTACAATTAAATACGTTATCGACAGTTGTGACCTTATCAGTGTCATCCGTATATTGGTTCATATAAGGCATACACTTTATGATATAATCACTCATCTCAGAATGGTAAAGCCCGGAGTTTTGGGGGTCTTTTGCTATTAGATCCTCCCACTCCTGAATTTTGTTATTGTATCGGCTTAAAAAATTACCTTCCATATATTATAATGTTAGTCAATCTTTTAAACCATGTATTACTGAAGGTATATGGGTTATATAAATGGGTCACCACCAGGCCAGACTATCATATACAATCCAAATTAATGGAATATCAGATTAGTGACGGGGATGAGGATGAAGACATAACACATGAGATGTGGAAACAAGAATCGCAGTTTTGGTTTCAGGATCGTAAGAAGTTTTACGCGAATGTTACGAACGAGGACGATTATCAAGACCACATTCCTAAAAAAGTGAAAAATATCGTTCTTAGGATACGATATTGGTATAACGGGAAGATTTACAAAATAGCGACAACTAATTTGAATTTGAAACTACCGGACGATTTAGATACCGAATTTTCGTTCAGTATCCCTTTGAGTACTGTCTATTTAGTGGATGACGATGAAAATCCACTAGAGGACATTACTGAAAGGGTGAAAACATATGCTGGACCCAAAAACGATTTTCACGGACAGGAAATTTTCATAAAAGACTTTTTAAACCAGGACGAGGACGAGCTTATAAAAAAATACCCGAAAGTTAAATTAACAAACTCATTGGGAATGTCTAAGGTGTTGAGTTCTTCGACCAATAAAATTACTGATCTGAAGGTACCTTAGTAGCTAAATAGAACCGGAGTTCTCCTAGGTTTGCTACGTTATACTTTAGAATAAGGAAGCGATTCTGTTCTTCTTGTAAGATTTGAACACTAGAACACATACTAGAACCCTTTGCAAATATATTAAGATATCTCAATGAATAAATTCCAGAAATCCTCGGACTTTCTTCATTGCAGGTTATTGACGTTTCTTGATTCGCAAAATCCCCGGCACATCTCAAATTCATGAGAGTGCCTTCACGAGTAATCTCTATTTCTGTACCTATATTGGACATATCCCTACACAAACGTTGAAAATCGACCGATGGTAATGTCGTAATCGTACTCATTTCGATCTCTGGTACTTCAATTTGATTTTCATTTATATCCAATAGTTTAAGTTCAAATTTGGTATTAGTCTTTTTAGATTCGGAAACAATCTCAAAATTCATATATTCTTTTGAATCTATGTGAATATTCAAAATATCTGAACTCGTTATAGATTTTAATAACTTGAATGTATTCGATATATTGATACCGGCGACGATTTCTTCGTTACATTCGTATTCTTCGAAATTATCGGCAGGTAAAAACATATCAATGAGAGAGGTTCTCGCCGTGTCGAGTGTCGTTACTCTCACTCCATCACTTTTGAAATATATATTGATATCATTTAGAATATCTTTCAATACTTCAAAACAAGACTTAAATGCGGATGCCTGAATTGTAGCCAATTTCATGTTATAAAATATTGCGTTTACTTCTTTATGTTATTATATGCGTCATTTACACTGGCGTTAATTCTTTCTTGCAATTCCCTCGTGATAGTTGGTTTAAGTGTTGATCCGTATGAGTCCAAATTAAATATACAGCTGTCCGGTTCCGCGTCTTCTAAATTTGTAGATGCGGTTCCACTGGAACCCCACCCTACAAATTCCTCCGACGGCAACAGCGTACCGAGCCACCCCTTAACTTCTCCTCCCACGAGAAGTTTCCCGTCTTTCGTTATTAGACTGGGAACACGCTTTAATATTTGTACGTATTGGTGAGGTATTCCCTGTGTATCTACATTGTGAAATTGTATCATGGATTTAAGCTGGGGATGTTCCTGGATATATTCCAGTACATCTTGTGAATGATTACATTTACTACTAAATATTAGGAGTGCCATCTACTATTGAGTGGTTTATTTTCTGAAATTAAATTAACGCATATAAGTATATGAGGATAACAGTTGCTCTATTACTTATTGCCCTGGTCATTCTTCTGAGTTCCAAGAGGGAAACATATCAGGAAGTATTTGGATACTCAGGATATTCAGATCCCATAACCGGAATTGTTCTCAATGATAAACCGATCGATAAATCGAATTACAGATTTGAAGAAGTTAAGATGGACAACGATACAATACAAAAAATCATCTTAGCCACGAATGCGGCCGTTGAAAAGAAGACAAAGGTGTGTAATTATATTATTGAAACGCTGGGCGTGAAAAAATTTGTCAAGAAGGACAAAGAAGATAAAGGACCGGAGGTGATACACCAAGCATCCTTTATGACGGTGAAGGAGGGTGGATTTGCGTTTGGTTTTGCGGTTACGGTTGATGTAGATATTAGCAGAGAGACCCCGGTTGTTATGTCGCTTCAGACACAGCCAATGGATTCCAAAATATTAGACGAACAAGCGATCAAGGCATTCACGGAGGGTAAGGAAGGTCAGGAATTTATAAGCTACGATCTTATAAAGAGAGCCGCTTTACCGAAGAAGAGTGAGTTGGAAAGCGCTAAAAACAAAATTAAGTAATATTAATGATCAATATTGATGATGTTCAGCGTATTGAAGAAAATCGAAAACAGATCAAAAAGGAATTGTATATGAAAATATATGAACAATTTTCGACCAAGATAAAACAGAGCGCAGAATACGGTCATAAGCAGATATTTCTCAGGATACCGACATACGTCATGGGTTATCCAGCGTTCGATAGATCTCAGGCAGCACTGTACATAGATAGACAACTTATACGAGCTGGATTTACGACTCAGCGGGTTTCGGAAATAGATATATACGTATCTTGGTTCATACCTAAGACCAAAAAACCTGATAAAGTTAAGGACGATGAAGATACGTTTGATGATATAGAATTACCTAGTTTTGCCAATCTCAGAAAGGCAGCAAATAAATACAGGTCATGAACAGTGCGACTAAATTTATTTTTTAAAAACACACTCTATGATAAATGGATAACTTGAATGTTTTAGTCGAGGCGAAAAAGGAATACCTCGGCCAAATGTGCCACCTGATGGTTCCGGTTATGATAGAGACTTTTTCTATTATGTACGACGAAGCTGTAAAAATGTCTAAAGGCAGAAAAGTGTTACAAATGTTTCAGAAACTACTGAAGGAAGTTCCGAACTGGAGTGACAATATGTCAAAGACTCACGCGGATAACATCACATCCAGATGTGCTTGGTATTCGGATCTCCTTGCCGCAGTTTTTGTCGCTTGTACGAAGATTTTATCGGCTGTTCGTCTTAAATCGGACAACAAAAAGATAAGCTTGAAGTTACCGACGAATGAAATATTTATTCAAACTTGCTATAATTTAGCGGCTAAGGATCTGTACAAAGATCCCTATGTATTCCAAGAAAATCAAAGCGAATACGCGAGAGATGAACAACTGGCGGCTCGCTTTATTCCTTGTATCGAAAATGGTGTGAAGGATCTCATACCGGTTCAACAAATCTTACAAACTTATATGTCACAAGAAAGTAGGGACATCGATCTCGATGGCACTCATGATGGTGATGCTGAAGATCCGGACATTTATGATGGAGAAGATGGAGGAGGGGAAGCTGGAATTCTTCCAGACGGTGCCGATGTTAGCGAAATCGGAAATCAAATGGGAGGAGAAGAAGAACAACCTCCCATGGAGGAAACAATGGGCGACATGCCTCAAGAAGGCGGCGAAGAGATGCCTCAACTGGGAGAAACCACGGAGGAACAACCGTCTGCTCTCGATAATGAGTTTAGAACGATTCCAACCGTCCGTGACCCTTCCATGCAACAACAACAGGAAGTAAATCCCCCGACCGACGACGGTGTGTTATTTGGTGATGCCCCAGAACGCCGAACAAAAAAAGTTGGCTATTATTAAATGGAACTTTCTGACTACCTGAGAGACCCGATTTGGGCAGCCGCTATTGGTGGGGGTATCACAGCAGGATACATACATGCGAAAGCGAAGCTTAACAAGGAGGGTAAATTACAACCGAGCGCATACACAAAGCCGGCGGCGTTAGTCGCCATACTTGTGTATTTCATCGTTTCGATGGGTGTCGGGCAACGCGAGACCATCTCGACGGAACCGTTTTAAACTCAAACTTAAAGATTAGATAGTAGTTATATACATAAAAATGGCGAGCGTGTCAGCTTTTACGGATATGATGTCACAATTTCTTGTGGAATTACATAAGGTTTTCCCACAGGAGAAGGGTATTAAAAAATTTATGGCTCAATTGGAATTGGCCAAAACTGCGAATCCAAGACTGGTTGTTGATGGATTTATGAAGGGGATTACGCCGTACGCGGATAAAATCAGCAACAAGGACGAATCATTCTTATTGAATGAAGTTGGTAATATCGAATATCTCAAAGATCTTAATTTGAAGGATAACTGGAACGATAGCTTATCTACCAAGACGAAGGACGCAATTTGGCAGTATTTACAAACATTATATATGCTCGGTACCACTATTACCGCTATTCCCGCAGAGACACTCTCAATGATTGAGGGTATCGCCAAGGACTGTGCCGATAAGATGGAAACAGAAGGTGGTGATTTGGATGAAGCCGCCTTAATGAAAACTATGAACAGTATGTTTGGAACCATGTTGAAAAAATAAACTTACGATATACTAAATGACGAAGGTTTGGTTCGAAGATCCAAGACAGCTCATCCGACAAGACAAAATTTCTCAGTTTTGGCCTAATAATAAACAGACACCAGCCGAACGTGTCAATTCGGCTTCACGATTTATAATTTACACTACATGCTTTTTATATTTAATTCGCAGGGATGCACGAATATTTATACTCGGTGCGACTTGCTTGGCCGTTCTTTATGCTATGTACAAGAATAGTATGATTAAAGAGACATACGGCGTTCCTACGCGTTCTACAGGCTCTGGGTGTCAAATGCCGTCCGGCGATAATCCCATGGGCAACGTTCTTTTGACAGACATCACAGATAATCCTAATCGTCCTCCGGCGTGTGAGTATTCGTCGGTTCGTCCCTTTATCAATGCTTTAGTGGATCAACGCGTCCCGGTTGATGCTGGTAGATCTCGTTCTCCGCATCC